GGACTGCACGTCCTGGCGGTTACGGTATCGAGCTGTTCCATCGCCTTGGATGTAGAACGCGCCTTGGTCTGAGTATTCAGCATTCTTGATTGCGTTGAGAGATGTGCGAAGGTTGCCAGGGTCTGCCTGACAGAGCGATGTAGCTGTGTCAATGTCACGCATATTGGATGGAAAGTTAATCTGATCTAGAATCTTATTAATGCGTGTGCCAGCGTCCTGCCCTGCTCCTGCGTCGGCTACGGTAGAGACCTGAGCCATGTTGAATAGACGGAAAGCATCTGAGCAGTAAATATCTACATAACCCAATTCTTGTCCAGTCGGGTATGAGTAGCGGTATTCTGTTGTATAGCCAGAAAATAGCCAATGAGTAGAGCTGCCGACTGTAGCTGAGATGCGTAGCTTACGGAGTGGGACTAGGTAGCCGTAGTAAGGGCTTGCAGGGTTCTGAGGGTTCCATGTGCCATCTTGGTCAACCACACGCACAACCGCGCTGCCGTTGATGTAAGTATCCTGTTGAACGTTACGACCACGCGATGTGGTGATGCGTAGGACTTGAGGGGTCAGGTCGACTACAGGGTTAGGCACTTCTGTAGCTGCGAACTGTGATGTGCCAATGATTCCATACTTGGGATCATTCAGAGTGAAGGGGTAGCCGAACGTCGCTCCCGAGTTAAAGTCGAAGCTGACGGCTATCTGGGCAGGTAGGCTCATAGTGTGAGGAAGTCACCTAGACGGCTGAAGCCTGTTTTGTTGCCTGAGTTGTTTTGGTTCTGTACCGCTGTTGCAATTTCCTTACCATCAATCTCAACCTTGATGACTGTCGCGCCGTTAGGGTCGCGCGGTGGCATTGGAATAGCTGGCGCAAATCCAGGAGGTAGAGGTATAAGTGCTGCACCGCTCGGAGTAGTTGAAGCGCCACCCCCTGCGCCAAATGCTGCGATGCGCTTAGCTTGGAGCTCAATCTCGTCGAGATATCCCTTCCACGCTACGAATGGATTGTTAGCCTCAGGAAGGTTGAGTAAATAATCTGTCAGCTCTTTTGTGTAGCCTTGAGCAATAGAAATTTGCTGAGTAAGGCGTGTGACCTCTGTAGTGTTATCTGTAGCAAGAGCAAGCTGCAATTCTAGGCGAGCGCGATCTTCCTTGGAGACTTGACCCTTGAGAGCAGCAATAAGCTGAATCTGGTTCATGTCGAATATCTGAGCAGCCTTCTTGCGCTTGGCTTCATCTGCCGCAATCTTGGCGTTGAGCTTGGCTACCTTGAGTTGGTTCTTATCTAGCTTGCCGTAGTCCAGAGAACCCTCAAAGGTAGGCATCTGGAGTTTATCTCCGTCAGCTGCATTAAACAGAGCATCCATAGCCTTAGTAGCTGCCACAATAGTAGCAATCAAAGCTGCTCCTGCAACGATAGCTGCAACAGGATTGAGCGCAGCTGCCTCAGCAATTGCCGCCGCTGTCGCTGAGTTGCGAAGCTGTTGCCACATTGTTTTGAGTTTAGAGATAAACCCGATGAGAGCCATGACTCCCGCGTAGACCTTGGTCGCTGTAAAAATAGCAACGATTGCAATACCTAAACGCTTGACCCATGCCCAGTTTTCAGCAATCAAGTTACCAATTTTAACGAAAGCATCAGCAAGGTTCTGAGCGAACCCAATGAGTTTGGTTGAAAGCTCTTGAACGTCAATAGATCCTGTCACAGCCATAAGAGCGTCGACTAGACCTTTGCCGATAATCTCTTTAGCTGTACCTGCCGCTGTGCTAAGTACCTTCATCTTGCCAGCATAGGTTTCTAAGAATGCTGCATTAGAACCCTTGAATTGCTGATTGAGTTTATCGACAATCTTAGTGAAGCCCATTGTTTTGAGCTCTGCATCGGTCAAGCCAAGGTTATACTTCTTGAGTCCCTTGTAGTTGCCTGTGTAGGCCTTATTAAGATCAGCAATAACGGTAGATAAATTCTGACCGCTTCCGCGACTTATCTCTGTAGCAAGTCCGAGAAGGTTTTGTGCCTTGGCAGTATCCTTAAATGTTGACAGGAGAGCTTGCATAGCAGGACGTAGCTCATCATCTGCGATTCCCGTAGCCGTCTCCATGTTGCCAATGAACTTTTCAATGGCTGGCAACTCTAGCTCCATGCCAAGATTCTTAATTGTATTGGCGAGCATAGCGGCAGACTTTTCATCTTCCATAAATGCCTGAACCGCTGACTTACCGAAAGCTGTAATTGCTCCAACTGAAAGAGCTATGCCTAGAGTTTTACCTAGACTACGGGCGCGCTTCTCAAGGCCTGAGATTCCCTTGTCAGCCTTCTTGAGGCCAGCGGAATCCATAACGGTTGCAATGCGTACCGCTAGATTAGCTGATTGAGCTGCCATTATTTAGCCTTCCGAGTAAAGTTAATGACGTTCTGGATAGAAGTCTCTAGAGCCTTAACGACCCGAGCCTGAGTCTTTCCGCCGTCCTCATCCCATGCTCTAAACATGGCACGACCCTGTGTCTTTTGGTCTTTGCCCTTTAACTGCCCACCAATGTTAGGTGTGAAATTTCCATTTATGCCAGACTTGCGCCCAGCTGTTTCGTAGATAGCACCTGCCGCGCTTTTGTTATAAATCGTAGCTACAGAGCGGAAGCCTTTTTTATTAGCTCTGCTCGGAGCTGCGCTGTAGGTGATTCCACGCTTAATGACACTAGCATCGTAGCGTCTAGCACTTTGACCCCAGACGCCTTTGCTACTAGCCCAACCAGACATAGGGGACTCGTTTGGTACGAATCCCCTTGCCCGATTAGTTACTGCTCTTAATAGTCCTGAGATTTCTTTTTGAGTTTGTTTAGCTAGGTCAGGCGAAAGCTGTTTAAGTGCTTTACGAGCGGTTGCCGCCCCTTGCACTACGACTGGCATTTTCGCGCTCCTTTGCTAAATCTTTCAGAACTGTTATGTGCATATCTAGAACTTCACGCGGAAGCTCCACGATAGTTTGGAAAGGCACTCCGTACTCGTAACTCAAGCGAGTCGCGAGATAGGTGATGGAGTGCCGATCTATGCCAAAGGGTCAGATTCTAGAACCTCGACTGCCTTAATGGTTTCGAGGAACTTCTCACCGAATGGCGGGACGGTCTCACCTGACCGACGGATAGATTCCCAACACAGCCAGTAAACGTCTGACTGCTTTTGGTTCTCAATGAGAGCCTTGTGGAATCCCATTTTGGCGTATTGCTCGAAGCTATATTCCAGTAAGGGAGTAATCTCGTACTCCACTACTGAATTATCTGCCCTAGTTACTTTTAGCTTTGCCATGTTTTGCCCCTTTGTTTAGTTGACTAGAATGAACCTGTTGTTGCTACAGCAATTGTACCTGATACGTTCCAAGTAACTGACTGCATTGACAACTCAGATACAGCGCCATTGACGTCTGTAGTGTTGTTGATAAGGCATGTCATTGTGTAGAGAGGGTTAGTCGCTGACACAGCTGCTGCCTTGTCCTGTAGGATTACGACTGTTACGTTTGTTCCCCATGCAGCCTGAAGTGTTGGGAGAACTGACGCTGTAGCTGAATCGTTCATGAAGTCGATAGTTACGTTTGATGCCTCTAGACCCTTAACGAACTTGTGGCCTGAGTCACCCATCGCTGTTACTTCGAGCTCATCGAATACGCGGTTGATTGTTGCAGATGTAACGTGATCTGAGAGGTCGACAGAATTAACCTTGATGCCGACCTTGTTATTTAGAAATACTGCCATTTAGGTTATTCCTCGTCCTTCTTAGTAGTTGGTTTTGGTGCTGGTGTTACTGGTGGAAGCTGACCAATCTTGATTAGAAAGTCGGCTTGCTCCTTTGTCCAATCGTCCATCGATTAGCTCCATTCCGTTAGAGTGCTTACTGTAATGTCACAGGTAAGCAAATCGCCTTGGGCTACGCTCATGACGCTAGGCGCTGAGACTGCCCCTACATTGAGCTTTAGAGATGATGCAGCTAGCTTGTTAAATACAGCTACGACCATCTGCTCAATGCCGTTGAGGTTGCCTTCGTTATCCAAT